CAAAATGCTGTAAGAACTGATACAATGAATCAGTATGCTCAAAGTGAAGCTAATAAAATTGCAGCAATTAATGCACAAAATCAAGTAGCAATTGATGAAGCTAATGCAGCTAGAGAATCTGCAATTAATCAATTTAATGCTACAGTAGAAAATCAAAGACAGCAATTTAATGTTAATAATCAAAGAGAAATAGATCAATCTAATGTAGTTTGGAGAAGAGCTATTAATACTGCAAACACTGCAGCTGTTAATGCTACTAATCAAACTAATGCACAGAACTTATTAAATCTTTCTAATTGGGCTGTATCAGCAGCATGGCAACAATGGAGAGATGAAGCTTCATGGGTTAATACTGCTTCTCAAAATGATCAAAATAGAAATCACAATTTAGCTATGGCTGCACTTGAAAGATCTACAGCAGTAGACTTACAAGATCAGTCTTCTAAAGATTCTATGTATCAAATGATAGGTAAGTTTGGATTTGATTTTTTATCTAACATAGGTAAGAAACCTTAAGGAGGAATAAATGGGATTTAGTTTAGGTGGAATAATAAGTACAGTAGGAAAAGTATTTAAAGCAGGTAGTGCTGCCGTAAAAACTTTTGGCGGAAGTGTCGGAGGTGGCGGTGGAGGCTTTAGTACATTAGGTCTTATTGGAAAAATTGGAAGTAGTTTAATGACAAAACATACTGGAGGAGATGGTAATTGGCAACCAGTAGATACTAGTGCAGGTATAAGTGTACCTAGCACTGGAAGTTATAATGTAGGTTTTGATAGAGCAGGTTCAGCAAAAGCACCAGATGTAAGATTAAAAACTGTTGATGGTGATACATTAAATGCTGAATGGGAATACAGATTAAAAAAAGGATTAAGAGATAAAAATTTATTTAGTTAAGGAGAGATATGGACGAACTTAAAGAAGCACCGAACAACCCCTTTGATGCACCAGTACCTGGTCAGAGTCTAACTGACAAACCAGGAAATGGTCCTTGGGAACACCCACCACAAATGACAGATACAGCTGAAGCAGCTGATTTTGTATGGAATCAATTATCAACTCCTGAATTTTCAGAACAAGTAATTGCTATGTTAGATGCGAGTATACCTATTGAAGCAATTGCAAGAACAATATTATTTGGTGGATTTGCTGAAGGTAAATGGTCACCTGATGTTGCATTTATTATTGCAGAACCTGTAATGAAAATGATTGCAACTGTGGGTATGTTAGGTGGAGTTAAAAGTTTTAGAATATCTATAGATGATATGACAAATGATAATGAATTAAGTTCTATTATGGATATTAAAAGTAAGAAAGAAAAATTTAAAAAAGCTGCTAAAAATATAGCTGAAGATAAACCTAAGATTGAGCAAAAAGGATTAATGGCAGCACCACAACCAGAACAAGAGGAGATGATATAATGGCAATAGATTTTGGAAGAATAGCAAGAGGTGTAGCAACAGGATACCTTAGTGCAAAGATAGCAAACACAGAAGCTAATGATGCATTGAATGCTAATATTATTGAGAGAGCTGGATTAAACTTTTATGAAAATACATTACCTGAATGGGAAGCAGGTGAAAAAGTTAGAAAAGAAACTTATAATAAAGTAAGTAGTAGATATGGTAAAGATGTTGCAAACTATATGGATCAAAATGGATTTACTGATTATACTGAAATTGTAGAAATGTTAGGTGCCAATAATAAAATGAATGAAACAAGATTAAAAGCATATCTAGAAGGAACTAGTGCTGGTACATATGCAGAACGTGCAGAAAAAAGAGCATCTAAAATACAAAATAAAGAAAAAACTATTATGGGTTTAACATCAGGGTCATCTAAAATTGGTAATATGACTGCTGAGTTATTACTTAAAGATGATGAGACTGCAACTGATGCAGGTACAGGTGTTGTGCCTGAGACAACTACAGAAGAAGTAACTGTTCCAGGTGAAATGGTTCCAGGTACTCCTATTAAAACTATGGATACTAAAGAAACTAGAGAAGTTCCTGTAGAAAGCAAAGCAAGTAAATTACCAACTTATGAAGAAATATTTGGTGATGCTACTACTTCAAATAATTTTTTTGATTTAGATTTAGCAGATAGAGAAAAATTACAAGGTCAATCTGATCAACAATATAAAACTATATTTACAAATAAACTTACAGGCGTTACAGAACATCCAAAAGCATATGAAGAAGCTTATAATAATCTACCTGATAATGAAAAAAATAAACAAACATTACAACAGTATTCTTATAATAGATATTTTAGAGAAAGATATTTACCTGAATCTGGATTTACTTATGGTGCTGTTTCAGAAGGACCAAAAGAAAATTCCTTTGTTACAGCAGCAAGATATACTATAAATATATTAAAAGCAAATGATCCTAATGATCCTAGTATTGATGAAATTAAAGCTGATCTAAAAGAACGATTAGGTACAAATGATTTATCTCCTTATGGATTATAATAATGGAAAATGTATATAGTAAATACTTAGAAGGTATAAAAGTACCTGACAATATTGAAATAGATAATAGTCCGTATTCAAAATATTTACCATCTGAAGAAAGACAAAAATTTAAAATAACTAGTAAGGGTAATAGAGGTTCTAATCTTACTAATGAAGATATGACAGAACCTGGAGAAAAGTCATATGATACTAATCCTTACTCAAAGTATTTAAAAAATATAGATATTAAAAATAATGACCCTAATCCTTATTCAAAATATTTATCTAAAGATACTAAAAAAAGTGATACCTATTTAAAATTTATATCTAAGTTATCACCATTAACTGCTCTTGGTGAAAAGACTGAAGATTTAGTAGAAGATATTGATGGTGATTCTGAGTTATGGAAGAAAGTAGCTTTTGCTACTCAGCTAGGATTCTTTGATACTTATAGAGGTGTTAAACAAATAAGTGGAATTGATACAGAAAAAATGAAAGCTGATCAAAAAAAACTTTATGAGTTTATGGAAAACCCTGATGGTAGTACTAACTACGCAGTTGCCGCAGCTTACTTTGGTAGTGCTATATTAGATCCTGCAGGTTGGTTATTACCTATAACTAAAGCAAAAACATTATATGCAGCAGCTAAATATGGATTTGTAAATGCTGGTATAGTAGGTGCAGTAGGATATGTTGATGAGGAAAGTATTTTAGATACTAGAACAAAACAAGCTGTAGTAAGTGCACTTGGTGGCACAATTTTAGGACCAACAGTTACTGGTATTGGTAAAAAAATAAAAGGTGAAAAAGTATTTACAAGAGAAAGTATAGGTATACCTGGATTTGATACAGCTAGTATAAAAACAATAGCAGATGCAGATTTACAAAAAATTAAATTACAAAATGAAGCAGGTAAAAAAAATAGAAATGCATTTGCTAGAAGAAAAATTGAGATAGATGAACCTGAAAATTTAAAAGATATGCCTAGTGATAAATCAAAATTATTACGAGGACCTAGAAGTTATTTTAGAGAAACTATATTAAAACCTTATGAAAGAAAATTTGGTAAACCTGCATTAAATTATTTAACTAATGGTGAATATGGTGCAGAAGCAGGTGGTGCTGGTGCTGGTTTTGCTATAGGTTACACATATGGAGATGAAGATACCCCTATTACAACAAAATTTAGTAGGGCATTTACTGGTGCATTGTTGGGTGCAGGTGGTATTAAAGGTGCCCGAATGAAAACTATTACTAAAACTTTTGGTAAAGGTGAAGATCAAACAGAAGAAATAAGTGAAAGTTTATTAGATTTTTTAGGAAGACAGTTTGTAGATGGCTATGGATTACCTAAAAATTTTAAAGGATTAAAAGCAGAAGCTGCTGGTTTTGCAAATTCTATTGGTAGTAAATTTACTTATATGGCAAGTAAAATACAAAGAAATTTAAAACCAGATGAACAAAAGATTTTAATAAATATATTAGAAGGTGATACTGTATTAAAAGTAGCACCTGCTAAATTACAAGAATTAAGTATACAGTCTAGAAAATTAATTACTGAGATGGCTCAAGACTATGTAGATATGGGTCTTATAACTAAAGAAACATTTAGAAGAAATAAAGATATATATTTAAAAAGATCATATAGAGGTAAGTTAGAAAATAGACCATTTGGAGAAGAATTAAAAAATAGAGGTGCTACCTTAACAGTTACCAAAGATGAGTATAATAAAATTTATAAAAAACAAAAAGCATATACTACAACTTCTCAAAAACAATCTAAAGATGGTATATTTCGTGAAGTTGAAGGATCTAAAAAATTAATTAAAGGTCATAGAGGTTGGGAGTTATTACCTAGTTCAGAAACAGCTTTTAAAAAATTAAAAAAAGATGATCCAGTTAATATTAGATGGGAATATACTAAACCACAAAGAGTAGGTTTAGGTGAAATAGAAGATGCTGCTTATGCTATTGCAGAAACAGGTAGAGCAGGGTCTGCTACATTAAGTCAATACAGATTATTTGATAATATTTCTAAACAAGGATATACATTTGATAATTTATCAAAAGTACCTAGAGATTTAAGATCTAAGTATAAGCAAATGCCTACTACTGCTTTAAGTAAAACTGGTGATAAATTAAGATATGGTAATTTAGCAGGTAAATATGTACCAGAAGAAGTATATAAAAATTTACTTGCAACTCATAATTATTACAAAAAAAGTGAGTTTCTTAAAAATTATAGAACTTTAAATTCTTATTGGAAAGTTTCTAAAACTGCATGGAATCCTACAGTACATGTTAATAACATTATGTCTAATGTTATACTACATGATTTAGTGGATGCAGAGTTTAAATATTTATTACCAGCATGGAAAGCTTTACTAAAACATAATAAAGTTAATAAAGCTGGTAAAGTACAAAGATCAGAATTAGTTGAAACAGCTACTAAATATGGTGTATTTGATGCAGATTTAATAAGCACTGAATTAAAAAATATTCAAGCAACTTCAAGTGCAAGATTTCCATATAAAATGACTGAGGGTGTAGATGAATTTAATAATGCAGTCAATATGGCAAGAAATGTTTTTGATGATAGTGTAGTTAAAGGCAAACTAGGTCTTACTAAAATGACAGATTGGTATAGATTTGAAGATAAAGTGTTTAGATTATCTGTATTTCAAGATAGAATTGCAAAAGGTTGGAAACTTCAAGATGCAGCATTAGATGCTAGAAAAGCTTTTATAGATTATGATATTGACGCACCTGCTATTAATTGGATGAGAAATACTATTACTCCTTTCTTGGCATATACATACAGAATTATACCTATACTTGCAGAGACAGCTATTGTTAGACCTTGGAAATATGCAAAGTATGCAGCACTTGGTTATGGTTTAAATAAAATGGGTGATGTAGTAGGTGGTGGAGATGAAGAAGCAGAACGTGCTCTTATGCCAGAAAGAAAATCTGGTAGGTTTATGAACGTTGGTTTTTTACCTTATAGAAATATTAAAATACCTATACCACCTGATGAAGATGGTAATCCTTTTTATATGGATTTTACTAGATTTGTACCAGGTGGAGATATTATGGATTTAGGATCTGGTGCATTACCTGGAGTACCTGCACCTTTACAACCTTCAGGTGGATTAGCAGGTGAAGTTTTATTTCCATTAGCTGGTTACGATTTATTTAATCAAAAAAAAATAAAAGGTTTAGGTGGTGGTGCATGGGAAGATTTAAAAGTAAAAGGTAATGCTATTATTGATAAATTAATACCTAATATACCTTTTGTTCCTGGAACTTATTCTACAGAAAAAATAGAAGCATCAAGAAAAGGAATGAAAACTCCATTTAAATCAGATGTAGAAGAAATTGTAACTATAGCACAAACTGTTGGATTTAAAATAGATAAAGCAGATTTAGCTGTACTTAAAGCTGGTAAAGTATTTGAATTAAAAAGAAAAATAACAGCATTTAAAGAACAGATTAGTGAACTTAGAAAAGACTATATAAAAGGTAAAATTAATAAAGAAGAATTTAATATGAAAGCAAATAAAATAGCAGAAAAAATAAAAATAGTAGCAGATAAATATCAAGTTAAATTTGATAAAGCTACTTATACTGATAAAAAAGAACCTTTTGAAGATATAAAAGGTTTATTTAAAAAGAAGAATTAAAATGAAAACTCCTAAAACAACTAGTGAACATATCATAGCATTATACGGATACATCACTGGGTTACGTAGGGATGTTAATACAATTAAAAATAATCATTTAAAACATATGCATAAAGACATTGATGAATTACATAATAAAATAGACAGACTATTATATTGGATTCTAGGTGGACTTGGTGCAACAATAGCAACATTAGTAGGACTAATTAAATAATGGCAAAGAGAGAAACAACAGATACAATAGTAATTCATTGTACACAAACTCCCCCTGGTATGGATGTTGATGTAGACAAAGTTACACAATGGCATACAGAGAGAGGGTTTGATACAATAGGATATCACTATCTAATTAAAAGAGATGGCACATTACAAGAAGGAAGACAACAAGATGAAGTAGGTGCTCATGCAGTAGCAGTTAATGGAACATCAATAGGTGTTGCATTAGTTGGTGGAGGCACACCAAATATGGGATGGGAAAATAATTTTGCACCCATACAATTTGAAACATTAAAAACAATATTACTTAAATTAAAAAGTGAATATAAAATAGAAAAAATTATAGGTCATTATGAAGTGGATGATAAGAAAGAATGTCCATCATTTGATGTACCAAAATGGTTAGAAAAAAATAATATATAGGAGAACAATCATGGAAAAACTTAAATCATATATTGAAATGGCAAAGGCTAACAAGAAAATTGTTATTGCTGGAGTTATTGCAATAATAGTAATTATATCATTGGTATCATAATATGTGGCTATCAGCAATTAAGCTTGCTCTAAACGCTGGGACTCATATCTATAAGAAAAAACAAGAGACTAAGATGGCAATGGCTGATGCCCAGCACATGCATGCCTCTCGTATGGCTCGAGGTGAGGAGGCTTACCAAGGCAAACTTTTAGAAGCTCGTCAATCAGACTGGAAAGACGAGGCAGTCCTTATAATTTTAACGCTTCCAATTTTAGTAATTGCATACGGAGTTTTTAGTGACGATCCAAATGCATCTATTAAGATAAAAGAATTTTTTGAACAGTTCCAGCAGCTTCCGAGTTGGTTTACCAATCTCTGGATTCTTGTCGTGGCTAGCATCTATGGTATAAAGGGTACACAGATATTTAAAGGTAAGAAGTAATGGCACTTAAGATTTCAGAAGAGGCAGCTGTGCAAATGCCAATGAAGACGGTTGCCAGTCTTATTGCGTTGGTTGCAATTGGCACATGGGCTTTTTTCGGTATCCAAGAAAAATTAAATTCAAACTCAACAAAACTAGAATTAATGGAAAAAGATTTAATTGAGAACACCGCATTTAGAATAGGGTGGCCTCGAGGTACTTTAGGAAGTCTTCCAGCGGACTCAGAACAATTTATGCTTATTGAAGAATTATATAAGCAGGTAGAAAAATTACAGGAACAACAAGAAGCTGGAATTCATAATGAAGTTATGATAAGATTTTTAGATGAACAAGTAAAAAAACTACAAGCAGATGTAGAAAAACTTAAAGATTCTAATAGAGAAATACATTATAAAAACGGAAACGGAGGATAAAATTTTGGAAGAGATAGTAATAGCATTGTTGATGATAGTCAATCAAGAAATTAAAGAACATAGAATACAACCTTCGATGTCTGCCTGCTTAAAGGGAAAAAGGGTAGCTGAACGTGAATCTAAAAGCCACATACAATATCAATGTATTAAGTCATTAGCTGAAACAGAAATATATTTAGGCGAAAAAAGTATAGTAAAACTTATATTAAAATAGGATAAAAGATGATTAAAAAATTATGGAACAAATTTGTTAATTGGCTTTTTGATTGGCAAAAGAAATGAGTAAGTGCAAGAATTGTCATTGTGATTGCCACTGTAATGGGGAACTTCATGCTGACGATTATGGTGTATGCACTTGTGATAATTGTAAATGTAAAGGTAAAAGAACTTATAAATATGCAAAGGACCATGGTTTAGATATGTCTTTTGAAAATGAAATAGTATACGATAAATGAAAGTTACTTTGTTTCTTATACTATGCTCCTATGTAGCAGGAGAATGTATGGCACCACATGTTTATCCTAAACAATTTAATGATCAATATGATTGTTTTATAGAAGGATATAATCAATCTATTTTAAAAATGGAAGAGATTGGAAGAAAAGAAATTAATGAACATGAAATTTATATTAGATTTATATGTTCTGTAGATGAAGAAGAATCAGATAAACAAGAAACTTAAATATGAAATACCTCTCAATATTATTATTTGTATTATTTACTTCTGCAGTATTTGCAGGATCAACACAGACTAACACGTCTGGAAGTAATACAGCAATTGAAGGTGGGTATACATCAACAGCTACAACTACATATCAATCTGGATCAGAGTCTACAAATACAACTAACAATACTACAAACTCAGATATAAAATCTTCACCACCATCAGCATCTGCACCATCATATAATAGTATGACACAAGATGTTTGTGCCGTGGGTGTATCCGCAGGAGTACAAACATTTGGTTTTGGTGTTAGTGGTGGTAAACACGTAATAGATAAGAATTGTGAAAGATTAAAACTAGCTAGAATATTAAATGATTTTGGTATGAAGGTAGCAGCAGTAGCTATTCTTTGTCAAGATGAAAGAGTGTTTGAATCAATGATACAAGCAGGAACACCTTGTCCAATTGATGGTAAGATAGGTAAAGAAGCTAAAGCATTGTGGTCTAAATATGATCATGAAAGACCAGATTACGATATTTATGTAAAACGTATGAAGGCTAGAGAGAAAAAAGAAAAAGCGTTAGCTAAAAAATTAGCTCTTGAAGAAAAGAAAAGACTTAAAGAAGAAGCTAAGATGACAAAAGAGTTTGAAAAAATAGAAAAAGAATTAGAAAAAAAAAAGGTTATTTTACCAGCAAAAAAACCCATAGACTGGGAGCCACCTAAGTAATGCCTAGACCAGTAAGAAAATGGATTGTAAAATTAAGAATGTGGTATGCAGATATTCGTGGTCATCATGGTAAACGATGGGATTATGAACCTTCAAAACATTACATGAGAAAAAAATGATTTGGTTAATTATATCTTTAATAGGAGCATTATATGCGATGTATATTATTGGCAAGTTTGCTGATGATCTTAACCCATACAACTTCTTTAACAGAAGAGATAACGACAGGTAATTTATTACCTAATGGTACAGGATCTGCATCTAATCTACAATCAGTAGATACAACTATTCCTAATGTACAGTCAAGCTGTTCATCATTTACTTCTGTTAATACTACATGCACTAATTCAAATTGGAATTACCAAGAAGTAGAAGTAGGTAGCACATCATCAGGTACAGGTACTTTAAATTACACAGGTAATTTAGTTGATGTAACAACAGGTAGTGAAACTACTACTCAAGCAATGCTAGATAATGGTATTACTTTAGATTCTACAACTGTTGTACAAAACTGTGAGTGGTCTGGGTCATCACATCAATGCGGTCAGGCTCAATCAGGTAGAGATACATTTAAAACAACAGTTAAAATATTAGATTCGGATGGCGAGGTACTATCACAAGTAGATCAAATAAGAAATACAGATTCAGGTTATTATAGTAATGCAAATAAATATACTGATCAAGTTATTTATAATGGCACAGGATCAAATCAGTTTGATTGGACTTGGACAGGAATAGATGGTGATTCTACTCCAGTAAATTTAGGTGGACCTAACTTATTAGGTGCTAAACTGACTATGACTTATGATAATGTAGTTATAGAAGATGAAATTATTGAAGAGATTAATAATATTTTTGAAGAGTTAGAAGAAGAAATATTTGAAGAGTTTACTTTTGAATACATAGAAGAAATTTTTGAAGAGTTTACACTTATAGCACCACCTATGGAAGAAGAGTTTGAAGAAATTACATTTCAACCTATGATTACTATAATAGAAGAAGTACCAATAGAAGAAGAAATAGTAGAAGAAATAATAATGGAAGAAGAAATAATAATTGAAGAAGAGATTAAAGAACCATCATCTTTCTTTTCATTAATGCCACCACCACAAGAAGAAGAAATATATGAGGAAACGGAAGAGATCATTGCAAGCTTCTTACCTATGGTTCCTAAAGAAGAGGAGACATTTACAGAAGAGAAAGAACTTGTTGAAGAAGAGCCAATAATGGAAGAAGAAGTAATTGAAGAAGAGTCTACACATATGGCTAGTGCACCTAAAGAAGAAGAAATAATAGAAGAAGAAGCTGAGATAGTAGAAGAGGAAGAAGTAACTGAAGAAAAATCTAATAGATTAGTAGAAGAAACTAATGAAGAAAAAGAAAAAGAAGAAATTAAAGAAGAGAAATCTTCTAGCGAAACTTCTAAGAAGTCCACTGTTTCGAATAAGAAGCTTACCGAACAAAAAAAAATACAACAGAAAGAAGCAATCAAAACTAACTTGGTAAAAATTATGGATAAAATTGACAAAGACATTAAAGATATTTCAAAGAATTTACAAATAAAAAATATAATTAAACTAGATGCTATGGCAAGTGATCAAGCATCATTAGCAATTTACGAGAATGTAGAGTTTTATAAACCAGAAACTATATATTTAAATCAATTAAATATATTTGATAGTAGACAATTATATCCTGATACAAGTTTAACTTCGTATATAAAAGAAGATCCAGTATTTATTAAAGAACAACAATTAAAAAACCTCGATAACATTAAACAACAACTATTATATGAATTGGAGATATTAAAAAATGGATAAAATAAAAAATCAATTAGCAGGATTTGCAGCACTATTAGGTGTTATCGCAGCAATCGGTGGTGGCTTTGTTAAATACGGAGAGATTGTAACTAAGCTAGATGCATTAGAAGGTGCCAGTGGTGGTAAAGATTGGTCAGCAGAAATAGCTGTACTAGAAGAGAAAGTAGCATCATTAGAATCTCATGAACATGAGCATGAACATGAGCATGGTCATACTAAAATATTAGTTAACGAAAAAGAAATAGATTTATTACAAGTACAAATTGAAGAAATTAAAATAAGTACATCAAATCCTTTAGCTAACTAAGAGGTACTTACATGGCTTATTTAAATGCTAACATTCCTGTAATAGAATGTTATGTTCGTGGAAATTATTTAAGAAATCAAAAAGATTCACATGATAAATATTTTGAGTGTGTAGTATTTGGTTTTAGTTCATTACCTAAACAAACACCATTGTTTCATTTTATGATGACAGATGGTGGCTTATGGTGGAGAGCACCAATATCTGCTTTCTGTAAAAAACCTAATGTAAAAGAATTACCTTTAAATGAATTATGTTTATGGGATTCATTTAGTTATAATATAAGTGTTACAACTTTTTATCAATTAGCTGGATGTAAAATGAAATATATATCTAGACGTAAGGTAGATAGAGAAGGTATATACTTATTTACAATTGATTGGTGTGCAGGTGATTACAATGAATTAAATTTTGGTTATGCAGAAAAACCAGATCAACACAAGTGTGGACATGTAATAGAATTAGACGATGGTAATTATGCAATTCAACCCAACAATAGACTAAGGATCTTTGACCCATCAATGGCGGCAGATCCATCAAAACCCCTCATAAATAGATTAGTAAATACTAAATCATGGTCGGTAGAGGATACATCTAAATGGATTACTGATGAACATGAAGAAGGTAGTTATGATTATAAATACAAGGAGTTAAACGATGGCAGTAAATAAAGCAGGTAATTACACAAAACCTGGAATGAGAAAAAAACTATTTAATCAAGTAAAAAATTCAGCAGTTCAAGGTACAGCTGCTGGTAAGTGGTCAGCTAGAAAAGCACAATTACTAGCAAAAAAATATAAAGCATCTGGTGGTGGATATAAATCATGATAGCTTTTATTAAAAAGATATTAGGTATAGATAACTTAGAATATAAAATTAGATTATTAGAAAGAAAAAACTATTGGAGAGAAAAATATGGCACTAGCAAAAAGTCAACGTAGTTTAAAAGCTTGGGGTAAACAAAAGTGGAAAACTAAATCTGGTAAAAAATCATCTGTAACAGGAGAAAGATATTTACCAAGTGCTGCAATTAAATCTTTATCAGCTTCTGAATATGCAGCTACAAGTGCAGCTAAAAGAAAAGGAAAAGCATCAGGCAAACAATTTGTTAAACAACCAAAAAGTATAGCAAATAAAGTAAAACAATATAGGAGTTTTGCGTAATGGCTGGAGCAGTTAAAACAAAAGCATGGACTAGAAAAGAAGGTCAAAATCCTAGTGGTGGATTAAATCAAAAAGGTAGAGATAGTTACAATAAAGCTACAGGTGGTAATCTTAAAGCACCTCAACCACATGGTGGATCTAGAAAAAAATCTTTTTGTGCACGTATGGGTGGTATGAAAAAGAAATTAACTTCTAGTAAAACAGCTAATGATCCTAATTCAAGAATTAATAAAGCTTTAAGGAAATGGAATTGCTAAACAAATAAAAAAGGGGAGCTGTTAACTCCCCCACTAGACAACACTAAGGCACTCTTTATGGGTGCCTTTTTTTTTGGTGCAACTTCTTCACGCCAAAACTTAAAATGCTATAGGTCCTTCCTTTGACATACGTTCCCTTCTTAATGCTCTCTCAGAAGGTTCAATAATTTTTTCAATATCTTCTAGGGTTGCTTCTGGATTCTTTTTTAAAGTTTGTACTAACCATCTATAAGACATAGGTTGTAATACTTTAGTTGTACCATTCCATTTATAACTTATAGTATTTAGTAGTGCTTTAAATTTTTCAGGTGTTATGTTATGTTGATTTTCTTTTTTAACTAGATGTTTAACCCATTCTAATAAGATTCTCTTTGCTTTATATCGAATCTTTCTCATTTGTTTAGGATTCATTATATAGTTTGTATCATTTTTTTAATATCATCTTCTAATTTTTTACCAACACTATTAGCATGATTGATAATAGCAGCACATAGATTGGCTTGATATTTAAAATCCTTTAAAGCTTCTCTAATTTTACCTACAGGTTTTCCTCCGTAATCTATTACAATAGAGTTTTCCTTATTTAATCCAATCTTTAATTCAAACAGTAGTCCTGTATGTTTTGATATACTATTTTTTTCCATCAGAGACTCCATCATTTTGCTTCTTTACAAAATCTGCACCTATACTAGGGTCTAATTGATTTAATGTAGCAAGCATATTCATTAGCTTTACTACTTCAGCATATGGTCTGCTCATCAAGTACTTCATAATGTCTGTAAGTTGTACAGAATTTATTAAGTAAGTTCTGGGATTTGTTGGTGTTGTTTTTTCCTTTGAGTTATTAGCCATCTTTCTTTCTCCTTTTATTGTTGACCTTTAAATTGATAATACTTATCCTCTATTAAATCTTCACTAGTTAAATATGGATTTGCATTAGTTTGTTTATCATAGATTTCTTTTAAATCTCTGATAGTTTGATTGAGAGTTCTGCCTTGTTGTAAACATCCACAGACTAAATCTTCTACTTCAATTAAAGCTTGTTTAACTTGTCCCATTACTGACCTCCTTTATTAATCTATTTAAGTACCAATTAGCTTTTTGTAAATCCTCTAATGGTTCTCCTTTAAATTTATATCTTGAAACATATTTCAAAACATTTCCTTTAAGGTATCCATGATACTCATCACCAGTCATACAATCACGTATGACTTCTATAGTTTCTTTCTTGCCATACTTATAATGAGCAGGTGAATTAACATTATCGTTTGCCATATTCTCTCCTAATTGCTTTTATATCTACAGTTTCTAAATTATAGTGACCACCTTTAACTTCTCTTTTAACTATTAAACCACTCCACCACATATGCTGAGTATCTCTAGCAAAATGTTCTGTATGATTTAAATAACAACCAGCAGATAAAGCATGTAACTTCTTACCACTAGGTAATGTAGATATAGCATAATCTAATAAATGACTATGACCTACTGTTGCAGAAACTTTATGTTTATTTAATATACTTCTTGCAATATTGTCACCAGATATTGCTGATCCCATAATACCAGATGGTAAGTGATGTGAATAATGTACACCATCAATTACTTTTATGGCTTTGTATGGTACTTCTCTCCAACCATACTTCTTATAATGGAGATCTTTTATACTTATAGATCCATCTAGTTCTGGGTTTTCATCTACAAACCTATCAATTCTATCTTCATGATTGCCAAGAATCATAGTCTTAATTGGTTTATGATTACCCAAACCTTTATTAAATAAAGATAAAGCATGATGTGAATGCTCCATATCTTTTTGGTATCTTCTACCTTCAAAGGATTTCTTACCTCTATCATATGTAGAAAGAGAATCCATACTACAAAAGTCACCCATGCATATAACATGTGTAGCTTTTATATCTGCAGCCATTCTCCCTGCCCACAGAAATCTATCATTGCTTGCTTTGGGTGTGCAATGAGGGTCACCCATAACTAAATGTGTTGCCATTAGTTTAACTCCTTATCTCTTTTCTTTTTTAAGTATTCAATAAAATCTATAACATTATCTTCATCATCAAATTCAGCTGTAGAATTTATCGGCATACCTTTGTTGTTTTTTTTATCGTCAGCAAATCCTCTTAACCCATACAAGAAAGTTGTATGTGGATCTGATGTCGCCATTTTAATCATTCCTCGTGCTATCGTACTACACAATTCATATTGTTCAGTAGACATTTTGGCTTTACTATCCATTACTATACCACAGGTAAAGCCTTTTTCCCATGGAGTGACTAAAACTTTTAATGAGTTTAACATATCAAACTTTTTATTCTTTGTCATTTATACCAATACCTTTCATAATTTTTATTATTATATTCTACAATCTTATATTCAAATCCCCTTTTCATACTTTTCCTACCAAAATCTTCTGCTTCTTTTTCATTATTAAATATTATATTTGTAAACATTTTGTATTCCGTATCCTTTTTCTTTTTAAATATTACAAAGTATAGCATCATTGGTACTGATGGAGAACAGACCCCTCAAAACTATCCCCCATCATTCGCTAAAGTCTTATCCTGTTTAGGATTATTCACTTCAGTATACCAAACCCATTTAGGGTTCTTACCTTGCGACTGTTGCTGTGGCAACAACTGCAATTTGCTTCCCCAACAAGGAAG